GTGTCATTTTTTCTCCTCTAGTTTTCTTATTTTCTTAATCATTCTTATCACTCTCTTGTCATAATCTTTTGTTGTAGAAAATTTATCAAGTGTCTTGATTAACTTCATTGAATCATTAGTTGTTAATCTTAACTTTCTAAATTTCTCATAAGCGGAGTGATTGTTTAGTAAATCAATATAGTATTTTACACTATCACATTTACTGGCAAATGATTTTACACCCCATCCAGGCCACTTTTCAATACCGATAGGTAATAGATGTGGCACTTCTTCTGACCAAGTTCTAATACCAAATAGATTATTACCTTCTGTGGCAAATCTACTTTTACCCCAACCAGACTCTAACGCTGCCTGACCTATAACCATTTCATAAGGCACTCTTAAATGTTTAGGTGTGGTAAAGTTTATATAGTTAATACACTTATGCATTGCCCTAACAAATTGAATATCATTATTATAAGTAAATTCAGGCTCTTGTAGATCCATTTCTTTGATCTTGTTTACATAAAACTTATCTAGTTCAGTATTTACATCTGCAATCGCTGATTTATTAGGATTGTATGTACCCCAGCCATAAGTAAATAAACCAAATATACATAATGCAAATATAACTTTAGTATAAAACCAAGTTGTGTCTAACCACTTTTGTACTTGTTGTCTATTAGGCAATTTGACCTGCCTTGATAACACTCTTGATATCTTTAATTGTTTTACTTTTATCCATACTAATTATATACCATTTATATCTAATCATATGTTCATTAGATGGACCAACAATATCAATGTCGAATTTTCTTTCAAATGATAACAGACCTTTTAGATATAATTTTACAATATCATCTAGGTTCTTTTCGCTGTGATCTTTAGGTATTATAGGTGTTTTAAATCGACCCTTACCTTTTACTAATAACTTTAGTAATTCTTTTTGTTTAGCATTTAGTTTCATAATATATTTATTGTCCTTTTTCGTTTAGTCTTTGTATTGATTTTTGTGCTTCGTTTAATTCTTTTTTTTCTTTCTTAAATGTATTTACTAGATAATTGAATATAACTAAAATTGATATAATTAAAGTCATAGAGCCAATAGCAAATATAAGTCCGTGTGTTAGATCAAACATATTATTTTAAATATAATGGACCAGTCCATTGAATTGGGTAATTACCAGATAGTACATTACCTCTTGGTTGATTAAGAGCAGGTGCATTGTAACCAGCGGCTTTTAATATATCACCTTTTTTAAAGTGTTTAAAATCTTCTTTTACAATAAAACAAAATACGCCGTTTTCTTGTACAACTTTAATATATTTCTTTCCTTGAGAAACTTTAGTATTAGAATCCCATTTGCCAGTTTGTTCTAACGCCCAACCAGTTAATTCTTTTTTACCATAACTAGTTGACATTGCAACATAGTCAGCTTTTGCACCAGCCATCATAAACTTAATGCCTTCTTCAAGTGTTTTACATTTTTGTGATACTTTAATCATAATGTTTTATCCTTATTGTTGTAGTTTTAGTTTGTAGTTATTGATAATTTTATTAATAGCATTCTTCATATTAATATCAATCATACTTAAAAGAGTATTATCAACTTCTATTTCTTCTTTGATCTTTTTGTTGATCTTGTTAATTTGACTATAAGCAATNTTTCTTACAATCGTCATATTATTATTTGTTGTGTTTTTGTTTATCATATACTANNTAGCTTATAGGAAAACGAGCTAAAAGTCAAGCAAATAATGAATAAAAAAACCCTTATAAATCAATACTTTTTGAAATATAAGGGTTTCTAAATGAGAACAAAACGTGAACAAAGATTAGTTTTTCATAAAATTATCGTTCCAGTTAAATGCTTCTTTAACTAGATTCGCTGTAAAACCTTTGTACTTATTATTTACTTTTTTATTTACAACTGCGATTAAGAATTCTGCTTCTTCAGCAGATAATCCCTCTAGCATTTGAACAAAGGTTGTTTCCCTTTTGTTTTGTGATATAGCATTGTCACCGCCTTCTATAAAAAGATATAGTCTTTTTGCTTCTTGACTTAATATAGTATGATCTGTGCCTAATGGAGCGTCATTAGGTGTATATGGTATATCACCTTTAGGTAATAACCATTTTATATCTGGATGAAATGCACCTTTTAAAACCTGTCTTAAAGGTACTGAATCGTGATCTTTTAATACTTTTAATTTTCTAGGTTTATCTTTTGCATTATTGATTTTTGTAGCGATCTCACTCATCAAAGGTGGTATTGCTCTGCCTACATCTTGTAGTGCTTGCATACCTCTTTTACTTGCCAATGCTGGGTGTGATACAGGTTGTTGCTGTAATTGTTCGTTTTGTGCTTGCGTTTGTTGTTTTACCATGTCTGGATTTGCAATTGATCCATCTGGATTTCTTCTAATTATAACCATTTTTTTCTCCTTAACAGTTCTTTTGAAGTCTAAAATTCATCAATGACTTCAATTAAAGTTTTAAGTTTTTTGTTAATAAAATAACCTAGAATCTTATCTCTAGTTGCTACTTCAAAATTTTCAAACTCACGATTTATCTTGTCTTCTAATTCTTTAGGAACACAATTTAAATCTATTAATGTTTTATTTCTTTCATAATTTTTTTGTTCTTCATCATTAAAGGTAGGTACGATCTCATTGCACCATGCCTCTATCTTCTTTTTACTTAAAGGTCTTTGTCTTCTACCTTCAATAAAAACATTGTCGTCTGATAGTACGTTTGGTATGCCATCGCTTCTATCACCTTTTAGTATATGTTCTCTAATATATAGACTTGGATTTTCACCGTCACCTACAAACTTGTTAAGCACAGGATTGTATTGTCTTATTCTTGCATTATGTAATTGTATAAAGTCTTTATCACCACTTAATATTAGTATCTTCTCTTTTACTCGTCTTGTTAGAACAGCAATGATATCGTCTGCCTCTGCTGTTTCTAATTCTATCACCTTGTAAGGTAAGAATTCTTTAATCTCATTTTTAACTTTAGACAATATATCAAATATCATTGTCCAGTCATGTTCAGATTTCTCTCTACTTGCTTTTCTACCTGCCTTGTAGTTAGGAAATGCCTGTCTTCGCCATACATTATAACTGTCACAAGCAATTACCATATCGCCGTATTCTTTTCTAAACTTCTTATTATGACCTCTTAAACTATTTAGTACCATGTGACGCACAAGGTCCTCACTTAACTCTAGGTTATCTCTATTGATCGTAACCATAAGGTTTGAGATCATTATCTGATTTATATCAACAATAATCATGCTACATATGCCTTTAATATGCCTGTAAATAGTAAAGTTGTTAAAGCACCATTCAACATAATTAATGCTCTGTCATGCCATAGTATTCCTACCCACAACCAACCTATTGTTCCTGCAAAACTAAAATATAAATCAAACATATGAAACCCACCAGCTGCCCTAAAGCAAACTGCTGTAAGTATCAATACACTTGATACCCATTTTACATACCAAGATAAATCATATTTAGGAGTGATCTTCTTAAACACTCTTGTTGATTTTAGGTCTTTAATCTTATCGTCTAGTTTTCTGTATTCCATAATATATTATAACACATTTGGTGCTATTTGTCAACCTTTGGTTTTGTCACAAAAACCTTGTTGTAATTCATGTCTGTAACCTTTTTACCATCAGGTAGTACGCTTATCTTTGCCAAAGCATCCGTTATGGTCTGCATTGGGTGTTTCTGTTTAAAATCTCTCTTGATTAGACTCTTGATACTCTCTATCACAACTGCTAAATCTCTTAAAAAGGTCTCGTTCTTCATCACAATGGCATTCTCTTGTAGCACATGAATGAAATCTAGGGTAAACTCCTCAACTAACTGTTCAATAAATATATCTTCTTTTATTTTTTTAGTTTGTTCGTCTGTTTGTTTTACTTTAGGTTTTTTTACCTTGTGAGCAGGAAACATTACTACGTTGCCCATGGACTATATCCTTTCTGAGCAGCTTGTTCATCATCTTCACCTATCAATTGAGTTACCTCTGGCACATAATGTTTAAGCATTCTTTCAACACCTTCATGTAAAGTTTGTTTACTCATGGCACAACCCGAACAGGCACCTGCCATTTCTAATCTAACAATACCTTTGTCATATGATAGAAAATTAATCATACCACCATGCATTGCTACATTGTCTTTAACATTCTTTTCTAATACTGATTTAATGTCTTTGATAATTTCTTCATCACTTCTGTCCATTATTTCCTTTTTCTCTTGTCAAGTTCTCTATGTATCCATCTAACTGCCTGATATGAAGTAGGTGCTCTATTTACCATTCCCCTTATTCTCTTGTGTACAGTAGGATTTACATCTTGAGCAACTTCATTATTATCAACG